TTGACTGGGCTTGAAGCTGTTGAACTTAAACTTAGTAAAGTTTTAGAAGATAATGCCACACACAGACTTAATAGTGAATTTTTTAGAAAAAAATATTTAATTACAAAAAATAAATTATTATCTTTAGAATATAAATATTTATCAACAATAAATACTTTTAATGCAAGATATGGACAGCCAGAATATGATGATTTGTCAAATTTAAAAGTTTTAAATAGTAGGTACTTAAGAGATTATTTTTTAGATTATGATAATGCAAAAAATGGCTATGGAGTAATTGTTCCAAAAGATGCAGTTATGATAAATGCTACAGGAGTAGGTACTCTAGGTAGAGTAAATATAAATTATCTAAAAGAAAATTTTTCAATTGATAACCACATTAATATAGTTATTACAAAAGAAATAAATTCTTATTATTTGATGACATTTTTAAAATCATATTATGGTCAATCTCAAATTAACAGATACTATAGCGGAAGTTCAGGTCAAATTGAAATTTATCCAAAAGATTTTGACAATTTTATTATTCCGATTTTTTCAAATATATTTCAATTACAAATTGAAAGTACAGTGAAGTTATCATATCAAAAACTCGAAGAAAGTAAAATTCTTTACAAACAATCAGAAGAATTACTTTTAAATGAACTTGATTTACTAGATTTTGAACCATCTAAAGAAAAAGTATCTATAAAATCATTTATAGAAAGTTTTGGAGATAGCGGAAGATTAGATAGCGAATATTATCTACCTAAATATGATATTATTGAAAAGAATATTGAAGATAATAGTAATAAGAGTATTATAAAGAATGAATTTATACATATAAAAACAAAACTTGATAAATCCAAAGATGGATATAACTATGTAGAAATAGGAAATATAAATGTATCAGATGGTACAAATATATCAAATTATATTTTAACAGAAGATTTACCTGCTAATGCAAAAATAAAAGTAAAAAGTGGTGATTTATTAATATCAACAGTTAGGCCAAATAGAGGTGCTGTTACATTAATAGATGAGAACGATACAGATTTAGTTGTTAGTGGTGCTTTTACTGTATTACGAAAAAAAGAAAATAGTAAAATAAATACTCAAGTTTTACAAGTACTATTAAGAACAAATATATATAAAGAGTTATTATTAAAATATAATGTTGGTACGCAATATCCAGTTATCAAAGATGAAGATGTTTTAACTATGGTAATACCAATAATAGATGATACAACTCAATCTAAAATTGAACAAAAAATAAAAGAATCTTTTAAATTAAAAGAAGACTCAAAACAACTTTTAGAGGTAGCAAAAAATGCTATTGAAATAGCCATAAAAGATAATGAAGAAAGTGCAATAAAATTATTAGGAGTTCATAATGCCTAATTTTAAAAGAGAATGGATGGATAAAGCAAAGATTGATTACTTTTCTCCTTTTGTTAATTTATGGCTTAGTTGTAACTCTTGGTATCAGAATCATTATGCAGGAATACCAAATGAAAATGACAGAGGATTTATTAATGAAATTAAAAGTGATAGAACTCGTAGAAATTTAATTTTTAGAAAATTTAATTCACTTATGACTGATATAGATAAAAACGCTATTAATTTTAGAAATAATTTAGAAATGCTACATTTTGCAATAGAAGGAGCTTCAATAAATCCAGATAAAATTAAGTTTTGTTCTCTAAGAAATGTACTAGAAAATTATTCACAAAAAGATGATTTAAGTGCCTATACTAATATAGTAATTTCAAATTATCGTAGTAAAATAAAAGCAAATGGTGATGTAAAAAGTCAATATGTTCATAATATTTTTAGATTAGATACTATTTATATAAAAAATGATTTATCATTATTATTTGCAGGTTTATTTGAAATAATTTATTCTATAAGAAATCTTACAATACATGGTAGACTAGAACCAAATGAATATAATCATGAAGTAGTTAAATATTGCTATTTTATATTATGGGATCTGATAGAAGAACTTTAATATGTTGTTGAATATAAATAAGTAGAAATATTACAGTAAATATAAAATCTATTACTAATGAGTTAGTTTATGTTTGTAATTAATTTTCAACAGCACTAAGAAAAGAAATAAGTGATACAAAAGGTAACATAATATAAAATTAACACCTAAATTTATCAATTTAACAAACATTTAACAAATCAAAGAATAAAAACATTCAAATATACTAAAAAACATTATAATACTTTTAAATGTCACAAACTATTGTGACACTTCACTCAAACCTAAAGTAAAAAACTCTCAAATACACTTAAATACACTTTCTAAATTTTGACTTAAATTAATAAATTACTTAAAATTAAATTATCTAAAAAGAAAGGATAGAAACAATGGAAGATAAATGTCAATGTTTCAAGCTTATCAATAAGCTTTTAAAAAAAGTAGAAAAACTAGAGTGTAGAGATACAAATGAAAAAATAACAAATGATTTTGAAATAGATACTTTTGCAAAAGCATCTAAAAAACTTCTTTGTTCTGTATCTACTTTACGAAAAGCAGTTGAAAATAATATCTTAAAAGAAGATGTTCATTATAGATTTAATGGAAGAAGAAAATATATGTTTTCAACCTCTGCACTACTTAAAATCAAAGGCACTTTATAAATAACAATACCATTGAGCTATTTATCTCGTATAGCTCATACTTGGTAAATCGGGATAAAAAATCGAAAGGATTAGAAAATATGGAAAAAAACAAAGAGGTAAAACTTATCAAACATGGAAACTATTTATACGGTGTATTAGATGGTGTTGATTTTGTAAGTGCTGGTGTACTAGAAAATGGTACAAAATACGGGGCAAGTGTAAAACTAAAGTTTATCACTAAAATAACAGTAATAAAAACAGTTGATGGTGTAGAGATACCAACACAAAAAGCTATCACACAAACTATAAAAGTACCTTGTGCAAATACTGAACTTTCACTCATTGTAAAAAAATACAATGAACTTATTGGGAATGAGTTACTTATTAACTATAGCACTCCTGATAATAATGTGTTTGCAGTCAATGCAAAAGTAGAAATAGAAGTTGTGAAGTAATGCTAGGCATTTATTTTTAATACTATAAGCCCTAAATAACTATGAAAGGAAAAAAGATGTTTAAAACAATGTTCTTAATGTTTCTTGCATTTGCAGGATTAGCATTTGGTGCTCCAATTGCTGCTCCTGATACAGCAGAGATATTGACTTCAATATCAAATGTATTCGGTGCAATATTAGCAGTTGCAGTTGTAATCTACGGTTACAATAAAGTTAAAGGTTTAGTTAGATAATTATCTAACTCTCAACACTACTCTAGGGAAATTGTTTAACTTGGCGGTTACTTTCTCTAGGGTACCTAAATAAAGGTTTATAAATGAAAATCAAAAATATTACTATCTTGTCATTGTTATTTATAAGCTCTTTAAATGCTGATTACCTTTTAACTATTAATACATCAAAAAATAATATATTATCAAGATGTATCTTGGAATATTATACCACAGAAAATGAGCTTTTATATAAAAAGTCAATTGATAACAATACTTACTATGTGGAATTTAAAAATATAGAAAATTACTCTATAAAATCAGGCTTTGTCCTTGATAGTGATAATAACTGTCTTTTAAGCACTTCAAATTTAAGTGACTATGAACTCAAAAACGACCTTGCACTCACATCAAATAATTTATCATTTTTAGGACTAGATGACAAAGATTTAAATATGGCTTTTGCATTAAGTGGGATATTAATATCTTTTTTGTTTTTGTTTGGTCTATTTAGATTTATATAAGGAGATGAAAAGATGCCAATATTTGAATTAACTGGAAATGTAGCCTTTGATTATTTTTTTAATCTTAATATGACTATAGGACTAATCACATGGGGATTTGTCGTAATCTTACGACTTTTAAGGTCTTAATATGAGATACTCAACACAAAAATTACTCAACACAATTGCTCTAGTAACACTATTAAGTGGAACACTTGAAGCTATAGAGTGGACTATCACATGCCAAGGAGATGCAAGAGCTTCTTCACTTGCTGTATTAGATTATACTTTTGGTATGGAAGATGACCCCGACATGCTTCCAATGTTAGCAGGTGAAGCTGACCCTGTTTGTTGTGATTTTCCATATTGGGATGATACAAGTCCTGCATGTGGTGGAGATGGGGAACAAAATGTTCTTTTATATGCAGGGTGCAGTGGAAGTGCAACTTGTTACGAAGTAGAACTAGGAAATTATGATGGATTTCAAACACTCTCTTTTGATAGTGGTTCTAATGAATATTACAATAGTGCAATTATGGTAAATGGTTATCCATGTATGCCAAGAGATACACAAAAAATTGGTGTTGGGGTATATAACTGGAATGATAATAGTAACTTTGGAATTGCAAATGTAAATATTCCAGTTTTAAGAGAGGAACACACAGCGTATACACTTACAAGTGATGAACAGAAACTCCATAAAAGTATTTGTTCAAATGATGCAGGTGGCGATGGAGATTATACAGAACAACTCAATGAGATAATCTCAAATACTGCTCCAAATGAAACTAGTGCTGAAAAACTTACAAATATAGACAATAGAGAACAAGCTCTTGATGATGAACTTAATAGCGTTACTGCTGATAAAACTCTTGAATCAATCCTTGATACTACAGATGATACAGATACATTTCAAGAAACTTTTGAAACAACTCTAACTGATAGTTTTGATGAGTACACAGATATATTTGGATTTGGTGGCTATGGCTCTGCTCCTGCTCCCATAACATTTAGTATAAGAAGCGGTACTTATACACTTTTTGACATATCAAATTTAGATAGTAGTAGCGTTGAATTTATACGAAATACATTTTTAGTCTTTGCTTATTTGTGGGGATTTATCTTAGTTTTTAGGGGTGATTAATGGGTACTGTTATAACTTTAATATTTGAGCTTTTAGGTGTTGTTGCTAAAAATCCTTTTGTACAAAAAATAGCTATGTTTAGCTTCTTTTTTACACTATTGAGTTTTACAGTAAATTTTTTTATAGAAAAAGTGCAAACTCACTTAAGTGATTTTAGTCAAATTCTAGCTCTAGCTTCTTATTTGGGGTTTTTAAATGCTTTAGCTGTTGTGTTAAACTTTTTAATTACTGGATTTATTGTAAAACAAATCTTAGCATTCTTGCGATAGGGGTTTTATTATGGTTACTTTAGTTGTGGGATTCCCTGGAAGTGGTAAATCATATTATGCAGTAAATCAAATATATGAACTACTAAAAAATCAAGATAAAAGTAAAAATATAGATGTAATCTATACTAATATAAATGGAATAAAATTTGATTATTTTCCAAACTCTTCTATTGAGTTTAAAAAGTTTAATAGTGAAGAGTTCTATATCTATTTAGCTCAATGTTACTCTATTTATCAACTTAATAAAAATAGTGATAGTGTAGATGATGAACTTGTAAAATATAGTAAAGAGATGAACTACCATAAAGCTTTAATAGTATTTGATGAGTGTCACGATTTTTTTACTCCACAAGATAAGATAAAAATATTTTGGCTTACATATCATAGACACTTGTTTCATGAGATAATACTTCTCACACAAAATAAAGCACTCATACACTCAAAATATAGAGCAATCCCTGAAATATTTGTTGAAGCACAACCAAGAAGTAAAAAGCTATTTTCAAATACACTCACATATAAAAAGTTTGCATCTTTTGCTATGAAACAAACAGATTTTTTTGGAAAAGAGAGTTTAAAAACAAAAGATGAAGTATTTAAACTCTATCAAAGTGGTAATAAATCTTCACAAAAATCTATTTTGCATAAATATATTTTAATAGGTGTTATAGCTTTTGCTTTAGTAGTGGCTGTATTTTATAATATTGTGGGTTCTTATATACAAGATGTTGAACCAACTACTACAAGTGATACAACACAATCAACAAATAAAAATATTCATAATGTTTCAAGATACAAAGAGAATCATAAAACACAACAAAATCAAATAAGTGATACATTTGTAATAAGCTTTTTATGTGATAATAAAAATGGTTGTATCTTTTATGATAACAGCTATCCGTTAAGTTATATACATAAGTTTATCAATCAAACAGATTCAAAAAAACTCTATACAGATATACTTTATTTAGATGATACTATACATTATAAACTGTACAAAATATATGTAAATAGCTCAAAAAAGAATTTACAAAACTTTTTTATAGATACCAATAATAACTTCACAACAAATACAAAAAGATCAATAGAATCTAAAACTTTCTCATCTCCACTTGAAAAGGTTAAACTATGAAAAAATTACTCTTATTGATACTTGTTACTGTTGTTCTTTGTGCATCTGATTTTATAAATATACCACTCAAAGATTATGTTGCAGTGGTATCAAGAATCAATAAAATAAATATTGCAATAGATGAAAATATAGACCATAAAATCACTTTTTTAATCTCAAAAGATTTATCTAAAAAAACATACTTTGAAGTATTAGAAACACTACTTAAAAATAAAAATATGTATCTTGAAAAACATAAAAATTTCTTTATAATAAAAAGGCATGTTTTAGTTAAAAATAATGATAGTAATACAACTAACAAGAATACTACAAATAAGTTATTGTATAACACTATAAAACTCAACTATATAGATTTTAAAGATATTGAAAACTTCTTAAAAGTGTATGATGAATCTATCAAATATCAATTTATAAACTCTTCAAAACTATTGCTTTTAAAATCTAATATAGCAGATTACAACTCTATAAAAAAGATTATCTCTTTAGTTGATACACTCCCTAAACAACTCAAACTAAAAATCACAATACTAGATACAAACTTAGATAAGCTCAAAGAGTTTGGGATGGAGTATCTAACACAAATACATAGCGATAATGATACAAACTATTTTTTTAATCTTGTTGCTTATCCTTATACAATTTCTAATGATATTGCAACAACTCAAAAGAGTAAATTTTATAGTTTTTTAAAACTTATCAATCAAAATGGAAACTCAAAGTTTGTAAGCTCCCCAATACTTACACTATCAGATAATAAACCTATAAAGTTTGATGTAGCAACAACTATTCCCTATACAACTGGTTCAACAACTATTGATGAGGATAATAGTAAAACAACAACAGCTATAAACTATAAAGATGTTGGATTAAAACTTTCTGCAACTCCTAGAATTTATAACAAAGAGATAGTTTATCTTGATTTAGAATTAGAGGTATCTAATATCATTTCAAATAGTGATAATATTCCAATACTCTCAAAAAAATATATCAAACAATCATTTTATTTACAGTCCAATAATATATTTGTACTTACTGGTATCAATCAAACTGAAACGGTTAAAAATATTCAAGGGATTCCTCTACTTATGGATATACCCTATCTTGGATGGTTATTTAAGAGTGAATCAACCAATACAAATAATTCTAACCTCTCAATCTTCTTTGAGATTATAAATGAACAAAAAACTATGAAGCATCTCAAACTAGATACTTCTAATTATTTTGAACAAATAAATAATGTAAAGGATAAAGCAAATGATACTAACTTAACTAACTAA